CTCTTTAGTTGAATTGGCATTTATGCAATCTTATATTTTCAAAGTTTAGGGTGAGCATTTATGCTCCCTTACATTTTGAAAGTGTTTGATTTATTTGACCTTTATACCAAGTATTATTCTGTGCTAAACTAGCAGATACCGGATTTCGATCCAGAGACGGCATACCAGTCGTCTCACAAACCTATATGTAGATCTATGATCTTTCACATGTAGGCGTGATGTTGTATAGCGCATTGTAGCTCTATACTTTTGTTTTATAGAATATGTATTTTATTACATTATGATTAGGTTCTGTACCTTACTAAGTTGACTTTATTGTTGACTATGTGAGGTCTTACACCTTATTTTGTTTTAATTTATTTGTTTGTTTCTCAATTGTATAACTACAACGTACACTTCATGTGAGGGCATTAAGAGTGATTTTCACTCTTGTCCAAGACTTTGTTCTAAATTATCGCTATCACACTAATGCAGATCCCGCGATATAAATAAACTGGATCATGATTTGATGGTCGTAACCACGACACCTCAACAAAGACGGTAGAACCGATATTGTTGTTGTAATAGCCTTAGAGGCAAAAGGACACATTCCACTTCTGAAATTACTCCATATCCTTAATAAACATGGAGAAGGACAGTTGTAACGTGCACGACCCTTTATAGGGTTAGGGCCACACCTAGGTCATGTCCTGACCTATATTGCATGTGATATGGATATCACTTGCCTAGTGCCCATATTGCTCCCGCATCTATTTGATGACGGTCGAGCGTGGGAGTTAGGATCAGTATAGCTCAGATTCGGAGAAGGGCGCAGTACCCCAGTGCGATAACCCAACGATGATGATATGCGTAAAGCTTAGCTTTTAATGAGATCTTTTACTTTTTGTGAGTAGTGTAGTAGATTTGAAGACCCCTGAATAAGGATTAGTCTAGTCTTACTTACTTACCTTGGTGATAGAAGAATTTTAAGCAATATAGCCTATAGTACATGTCCGAGATCCACCTAAGAACCAAAACCTTCTGGGATTTGGTTCTTGTTTGGATCGGGAATTTATTACAATTTAGTATGACTCCTGATTCAATCAAGAACCGGTCACGCCGTGAGCGTGGCAGCAGCCGGGAAACCGCTGCGGAGAACGACACAGTCGACTCCCCCCCACACCAAGCATTGGTTGGGATAGATAGGGCCAAGGAGAATTGGCACGGGAAGAATAGGAGGATAAAGAGGTTAAGACGTATCCATGAAGAACGTCAAAAGAACCTCATAAAATCACCACATAAACAACAAAGTGGTGAAGAAGGTATTGATGAAAGCACATTTGCATCATCGATACCTGAGATAGTAGAAGTCACAAAGAACTTCAAAGATATTATTGGCAATTTTCCTGATTTTTGGACAGCCGTTAAATCTTATGATGCTCTAAAATATGACTCAGTATTTGGTTATGTTGAAGGATTTTTATCCTTAACCACTATACTATCTCGAGCTGATGATACACCAACTTGTGTCGCAGCTCTTATGTTATACGTAAAGACCTTAATTGGTAAAGATAAATCTCTTATTTCAGCAGTTGGAGAATATATTGAACAACTTTGCGTAACTCCTCAAGATTCGGATGGCTCTATAGTAGATGCCTTGCGCGAATGTAGGATGAATTGGCGTTTATTTCGCCACAATAGATTATGTAAGAAAGTGAGTACACTTATTACATTAATCGTTTCCCTTGGCATATGTGATGCCACTCGTTTTGAATTTTCTCTTGGAGGACTTAAAGTCATCGAAGCAAGGACATTTGAAATACAGATGGGAGCAATGGATATTGTTGATGCCATTTTTGATACACTATCTTTCTTTATTGAAGGTGGTATAAGATGTTATTCAGCAGGGTCCTTGAAACCACTATTATTTGATGATTATAAGGTTTATGAACTTGAATCTGAATTCATCACATTATCACGTATGTGGGATTTACAACAGAGTGGAAATCTGTTGAAACTTGAGGGTGTACCAGCAAGTGAATTTGATAACAGATTGGAATCGGCATTAACGTCGATGAAGAGTATGTTGCCATCATTCTCTGGATTGGATAAAAAGATCCTCACAGATAAGTACAATAAATTATTACAAATCAAAAGTGATTATGTACTATCTCGCTTAGCGGGTGGAACTCGCGCAGCTCCTTGGACTATTGAATTATTTGGCAAGAGTAACCAAGGAAAAACCACAGTTGGCAAAGAACTTGTCGACCGGTTGTTACTTTCAGCTGGTTGTCCATTGGATGAAACCAGGAGAGCAACTCTTAATGCGTCCAGCAAATTTATGGACACATGGAAAACAGATTCCCTCGTCGCTATATTAGACGATATGTGTAATGAAAAGAGTAATTTTGTCGAAACACCACCAACTAGGTGGGTGATAGACTTATGTAACAACCAAGTCTTTTGTGCTCCTAAAGCAGAATTGGAGAACAAAGGAAAAGTATTTGTTGAACCAAAAATCGTTCTCGTTAACACTAATAAGAAAGATTTGGATGCTGGAATTTATTCTAATTGTCCTTATTCAGTTCAACGTAGGTGTCATTTAGTGGCTACTATAAAAGCTAAGGATCAATTTCAAGCTATGCACGGAGGTGTTGCTTGTGGTCTAAGTTCAGAGAAAGTAGAACAATATTATCTGACACATGATAAACCTGAGGTGGAGGACCTTTGGGATATCGACGTAGAGGTAGCAATTGAACCACCAAAATTGTCGGAGGTCGCTACTTATGCACCCTTCATGTATGAAGGTAAAGCAATGACAGGTATAGGAATGAATGAATTCGTTGAATTAAATATCGCATTATTTACTAAACATTTAGCTCAACAAGCCGCTATATTGGAGCGTAGCTCCGTAAAAAGGTCTATTAGAGTCTGTGGAGTAGATAAATGTAAAAATGTATTTGGTCAATGTTCTAAACATTCAGATTATAAGTCATTGCCATCCAAACCCGCATCTGAAACAGAGGTTCCTAAACCGGAAACTCCGGATCCTATTATATCAACTGGATTTCGGGGTCGGTTTCGAACAAGGAAACAGTGGGGAGAGGAGATAGCTGCTGAAATATATAATCAAAAAGAATCTGCTATAAAGCAGTTTTCAGCAGAAGCTTCGACTGTAGAGACATTAGCAACTAAAGCTATGTATCTTGGTCTAACCAACCTATCCCGTTCATGGGATTGGTTGAAGTTTGTGCCAGCTCCAATTTACCAATATCCTTTTGTAGAAGATCTGGTCAAACATTTTGCTAGAGATAAAATTGCCCAACGAACTAATGAATTTCTTAGAGGTGCATTTAGTTTACTATTTTTAATCTCAGCAATGATACTCAAATTTGATTTGAGTTTATATCCACTAGTAGTTATACTGTGGTTGATAACATTATATTCAGCCAAAAATGTATACGCTAGAGTGGAAAGAGAGGCGTTTGAGCAAGTTAGACACAGGTCGCAAATTATGCAACCTATGTTAGAAAAGTTTAAGAATGATAACTATAAAATGATTGTAGGTATCACTACTGTAGCTTTTACTGCTCTAGCTATAAGGAATATTTATAAATCCTATAAGCTAATAGCGCCCAAGCAAGGAAATATCGAATCTCCTACAAAAGCAGATGTAGTGGCAAGGGACCAAGAGCCTAATCCATATGTTGAAGTGACCATGAGACCCGTTCCTATTGTGGGACGTGGACGTACCATCACTCCAAGTAATATGACTGATAAGCTCAAAAGTAACTTGCTCTACTGTACTATTGATAGAGGAGAAAAGAAATTTTGTTGCAATATTCTGATGTTGCACACCAACTACTGTCTTATACCCACTCATTATTTTGAGTTTGGAGATATAATTATGACAGCCCGTAGAAATAATCCGGGATCGTTGGGTGGATCATTTGATACTCGACTTGATAAATGCAGGTCGGTCCCCATCCCTAATGCTGACGTATCAGTCGCATATATATCTGAGGGTGGGTCATATGCGGATATATCCGATCTATTTTTAGAGGATTATCCACTCGACCACCCATTTTACTTTCTTTATAGGAAGTTAGATGGTAGTTTTATAGAAACTAGTGGTCGAGGAAAATCAAACCCCAAGTGTAATAATTCCACGGTTTTCCATGGTTTTGATTACATGTCATTAGGTATAGAAACCTTTGGCGGTTTGTGTGGAGCTGTAACATACAGTGCTGGAATAGGCTGTAATGTTACTGGAATCCACGTAGGGGGTGTCGATGGGACACCCCGGGGTTGTGCATCTGCTGTTTTACGACCACAGATTGAAGAAGCTATCAAACATTTGACAAGTTTCTTGACCTGTATAAAGACGGCATCAGACACAGATTTTCCTAAGAAACAATTTGGTGTAGAATTCATGACAAATGAACCTCTACATCCAAAAAGTCCCATTAATTTCCTTCCGCTAGGAGCTACAATACAATATCATGGCTCTTGTATAGGGAAGACCACATCTCATACAGATGCTAAGAAGACTATTATTTCTGATATAGTTGCTGAAGAATCTGGTATAGAGAATAAGTGGAGGGGTCCAATGATGAGACCCGAATGGAAGGGCTGGCAAGAGTGCTTAGCTAATATTAGTGAGCCAGGCAAGCCTATGCCCTTCGAGCTCCTTGAACATTGTGCAAAGGAGTATATTGGTGCATTGCTCGATATCATAGATAATAGTGATTATTGGAAAGCAATGAAACCATTGAACGATGAGGAAAATCTCCTCGGAGTTCCAGGTGAGAAGTTTAAAGATCCACTTAAGAAATTAACGGCCATAGGTTATCCTTTGACTGGTAGTAAGCTTAAGCATCTTATAGCTCTTGCCTCTACTGAGAAATACCCTCATAATTTTAAATTTACACCAGAAATTATGGAGGAAATCGAGGCTGCAGAACAATTATATCTTCAGCATTTAAGAGCTTATCCCATAGCTAAAGGCTGTAAAAAGGATGAAATCTTAGATAAAGAAAAGTGTAGAATATTCTACGGCAATTCCATTGTTTTAACATGGTTAATTCGTAAGTATTTCTTACCTCTCATTAGATTTTTACAAATGCATCCACTTGTTTCAGAGTGTGCTGTAGGTATTAATTGCCACGCACCTGAATGGGAGCAATTGTATACATTCATGAGTAAACATCCCAATTTAATAGGGGGTGACTACAAAAAGTACGATCAAAAGTTACCATCACAGTTGATTATAACTGCATTTAAGATTTTGATTGAACTTGCAAAACAGTGTGATTATACACAAGATGATATTACCATCATGGAAAGCATGGTAGCAGACGTCGTTTATGCATATATTGCAATGAATGGTGATCTGATTAGCTTAAATGGTGGTACACACATTAGTGGTAATTCTCTCACTGTGATTGTCAATGGAATTTGTGGTTCACTTAATTTAAGAGCCGCATTTTATAGTAACAATTCATGGTCTATGAAATATCGTGATCACGTCAATATTATGACATATGGTGATGATAATTTAGGATCGTGTTCTGATGACTGTAAATTTTCTATTAAGATAATCGCTGACTATCTAGCTAAGTATGGCCAGAAGTATACTATGCCCAATAAATCAGATACTATTTCTGATTATTTGAGTAAAGAAGACTTTGAGTTCTTAAAACGGGAGACCGTTTACATACCCGAAATAGATTGTCACATAGGTGCATTGCAGGTTGATTCTATTTATAAATCCCTGCATATGTATCTAAGAGGAAAAGGTTGTGAACACTCTCCAGAAGTTGCCTGTGCTTTGAACATTGATACTGCAATGAGAGAATTTTTCAATCATGGTAGAGAAATCTATGATCACCAACAAGCAATTATGAAGAGAATAGCTGATAAAGCCAATCTTACAAACTTTTGCTCTGAGTTGGATGTAACTTTCGATAATCGAGTCGAAATGTGGCGAGATAAATATCTCAATGAGTCCTCTGATATGACTATAAAAGATCAACCCCGTACGATACATGGGGTCGTGGAGGAAGTTGAAGATATCGCTGAATTATTGGTTACCGATGATTGAAAGGTTTGTAGTCCTTACACCATTAGGCTTGATTCAGCAGCCAAACTGCGCACCGATACATACGCTAAAGCGAGTATGTAATCGTACATAGAGCTTTACAGATAGTTTTAATAATAATAATAATAATAATAAACAGTGCACTTTGTGCAAATGTAAGGTTGGGATGTGCTTATGCAAATATCCCTCTATGATTCCTCAAATGGGTGAGGAATATTCTCTTGGTCCTTCAGAAAGGAAAGAGCAAAATGTTGTCTTTGCAGATTCGCAAGAGTCCTATACTACGTCATTCAAACCTGTATCAGATCCTACAAGGTATCAACAAGATACATATGACGCAGAACTTGCTAATTTCTTTGCAAGACCAATTAAGATAGCTGAACTAGAGTGGGCAGTAGCTGGAAGTTTGTTTTATCAATTTGATCCTTGGAGTTTATATTTGAATGATCCAAAAGTATCAAATAGGATATGCAATTTTAATTTGCTACGAACTAGATTACATTTGAAGTTTGTTATCAATGGGAATGGTTTTATGTATTCCCGAGCTTTAGTCTCTTATTTACCCTTTGCAAATTGGGATGCTTTATCAGAGAGTGAAGCTATTTATCCTGAAGATTTAACTCAGGAATCACAACAACCACACATATTTTTGAATCCAACGACCTCCTCAGGAGGTGATATGATTTTACCATTTGTGTGGCCCTGGAATAGTGTATATATTCCAACATCTGAATGGGAGAATTTGGGTCAGGTGACTTTACGATCTTTTGCACCACTTAAACATGCTAATGGAGCAACTGCAATAGCTACTATATCAGTATTTGCTTGGGCAGAAGATATGAGTCTCAATGTACTAACATCAGTAGATCCAAGTACAATGACTCCACAGTCTGGTGAGGAAATAGATGAAGCCAATAATAAAGGCACTATATCTGGACCTGCATCAGCTGTCTCTAAAGCGGCATCTGCTTTAACTACAATACCTGCAATAGCACCCTTTGCTACAGCCACATCAATGGCTGCATCTGGAGTCGCTAATATTGCTAAATCTTTAGGTTATAGTAGACCACCAGTCACTAGAGATAATGAACCCATTAAGCCAGTAGCTACTTCTAGTCTGGCTTTAACGACAGTACCTGATTCATGTCATCGTCTTACTCTTGACGATAAACAGGAATTGTCTATAGACCCACGTATATCGGGTCTTGACTCTGATGACCCTCTATCTATTAAGGATATAGCGTCGAAAGAGTCTTTCCTTACGCAATTTTCATGGGCAATAAGTACCTCACCAGGTACTTTATTATGGAATGCACGAGTTGATCCATGTACTTTTAATTATGGAGGCTTCGATAAGTATTACTTTCCAGCATGTTGTGTGGCGGCTATGCCATTTCACTACTGGACAGGAACTATGAAGTTCCGATTTCAAGTCATGAGTTCTGCATACCATAAAGGACGTCTCAAAATAACATGGGACCCCAATTGGGTTGCGAGTGAGGAATTTAATACGATGTATACCCGAGTTGTTGACTTAGAAGCTGAATCAGATTTTACAATTTCAATTTCAAATGGTCAGTATTCGACTCTACTTAGACACCATCTTCCAGGTGTAGATAGTGTGAATCAACTTTATAGTGGTTCACGTTTTCTATCTAAGGAAGAAGGAAATGGTGTTATAGCAGTGTCTATTCTGAATGAACTCACTACCCCCAACAGTACAGTGAATAATGATGTTTCTATCAATGTTTTCGTATCAATGGGAGATGATTTTGAGGTATATGTCCCAGACGATCATTTTTCAAATTTCGTCTACAAACCACAATCTGGAGAAGAGAATCCCGATACTGTCAATGCACAGGACAAACCTGAGCATGATGATGGTCATACTATTGGGCCAACTATTAATAGCCTAGATAAGATTCCTCTAGTATATGTGGGTGAGAGTGTCAAATCATTTAGACAGATGCTCAAAAGATACAATTTACATAGTGTATATAGTCCTTCTACGACTGGTGATAGAAGTATTTTATTATCAACAGCGTACTTTCCTTTTTTAAGAGGAAATATGCCTGATGCTATTAATACAACTGCACTAGCAGCACCATATAACTATTGTAATACTATATTATTACACTTTATAGTAAATTGTTTCTCTGGATGGAGAGGTTCCATCCGTACGAAGGTAATCCCTCAGGGTTATTTCAAGCATGACGATCGTCTACTTGGAATGACGGTTGAGCGTGATAATCCAGCTAATAGTGCTATAGCACAATATGCTGTGACAAATACTTCTTTACCTTCATATGCTAGTACTGATAAGGCTGCTTATTCAGCAGTTAATGATAGTACAAGCACATCACGAACATTTGGAGTAAAAGGTATGACTTATACTACTAGTGCGATTAATCCCACAGTAGAATTTGAAATACCATTTTATAGCCGAACTAGATTCGTTCCTGGTAAAATAGATAATTACACTGGAATTCGTGGTTATACAGTACACGAAATTCCTCGAATTAATTACCAGATGCAGCTTAATGGAAATAGCACCACTACTTTGCAGTTCTACAATGCTATTGGAGAAGATTTCACCACTTATTTTTGGACAGGATGTCCACCTATGTGGTATGAAGCTAATCCACCAGTAGCTTAAGCTATTAGGGAGTAAACCCTACAAATCCGGTACTCAACCGATAAGAGATATGCGATTACAGGTGGATTCCTGCGCTATCAATCTTTTAAACTGAGCAAGTCATCTAAGGGTATAAAGCCTTTAACTCATGACCTATACAGAATGCCCACCTATGACGGGGGATACTGTAGTGTGATTGACCGGATACCATTATACGGTAAGGTATCTAGTAGCAGCCTATGAGACTATAAGTAAGTTTGTGGAAACACAAATAAACTCCTGTGCGACCCAGGGGGTTCCTATCGGAATTGGTTTTAGCCGTACAAGTACGACTCCATAATTGAGGTTTTATCAAGCTCATGCACTACCAATCCGGTAGGTCATGGGTGAATTTTTTACTCAACGCGGAGTCGCATCTTTAAATTAGCTAAACCATGTGTTTAAATAACACAACTGTGAGGATGGATCTTATTTTTGCTCCCTCACAGAGCTGGC